GGCCATGAAGGATTGTCGCGCTCTAAAAGATCACAAGTCTTTGGTCTGAATGTTTGGTGTGTACCATCTTCTTTAACAATATGATTCCCGTTTTCGTCGAGTTTCATTTGCTCTTGGCAAGGGTTTGTAATAATAGCTTCTGATACAACATACCATTTAGGATTATCTAATTTGATAGGCCGTGGTAGTGTAGGTTGTAAGATTTCGATCTTTATAGGTTTTGTTATAATCTCGACTTCTTTCGAACCAAAGACATTCTGTAGGGTACTACAACCGCTAAGGAACGTCAGGAGCGTCAAGCTCGCTAATAGCTTTGCTGTCATTCTCTATATCTCCAAATACTGTTGCCGTTCCCTCGTTAATTCTATTCTCTATAAGACCAGGTTTAGCAAGGGCAAGCTTATCTAGGTTGTGCTTAGCAAATATAGCAAGGTATTGATCTTTCTCTTGTTCTATTTGATTATAACCGCGTTGAAGGTTCTGTAAAGATTTGCCTTGTTTCGCAAACGATTCTTGGATAGCAACAATAGCAGCTTTTTGTTCTGCTACTGCGCCTTCCAATTTTGAATTGTTTATCTTAAGAGTTTGGTTTTCTGAGTATAACCAATAGCCACCTAGACTGAGTACCAATATAATTCCTATGAACAATTGGTTAAACATATTAGTCTTCTTTCGGTGTTTCTACTGACTCTACTGCTTGACCTGAATGTACATCGACTTCGTCAAAAGTATCTTCGGAACTCATTGCTTCGACTTCAGCAACTTCAGGATGCTCATCAGTCATATCTTGATATTTCTGATTCAAAGCAGCCCTTACGCGAGTTGTCATTTCGGCATCGAAAGCTTTCTTTAGGTTAAGTGGGTTGTTGTCCAACGCTTGTTGAATAATGTCATTTACTGGCATAATCATTCTCCATGTTATAGTTTGTAATATTATTTATACGTTTTCTAAACGAACCATTAATCGCTCGGCTCGGTTAGTAACTTGTTTGTACCAGGCAGAATCCCTGCCCTCAATTGCGGCTTCCTTCCAATCACCAGCAGCTAATGCTTTATTATGATTCTTGAATTTTGATAATCTTGTGCGACCCATATTAAACATCATATTGGCTACAACTTGTTTGACTTCTTGTGGGTAGCCATCCCAGCCTTCATGTAATATTTTACAGTCAGCGACTACAGTTTGTACATCTTTCTCAAAACATTCAACTACTCTTTCTTCTGATACTGGTGTTCCAACATCTTGTCCGTTTTCCGGATCAGAATCAAGCACTAGATGCCCAATGCCAAAAGTAGCATAACCAAGATGGTCATGGTAAATTTCATTTACCTTTCCTTCATCAATGGTCAGTTGTTCTCTCAATTGATCTACATCAATATCTATATCTTTATTCCAAAACATTTTTTTTCCTCTAATTGGCAGCCATTTTTTGTTTAGCAGCTTCACGTTCTTTATCGCGTTCTTGCTGACGCTTTTCACGCTCCTTTTCGACTTCGTCTTGAGTCTTCTGTCTTTCGACTTCGGCAGCATGTTTGAGTTTAATTCTTTCTTTCTCTTTCTCTTGACGATCTTTCAGGCTATCAATTTCAGCAGCCTGGCTTGCTTTAAGTTTAGCCTGACTAACAGCATCTTCCATTTTGACCGTACCCATAATATCTCGAATACGTTTCTTATGTTTCTTTTGGTACTTTTTAGAAACACCAGGCTCGCCATCAGGTCCTATTCCTAAACCGGCAATGTTACCACCACCGACTGCATTAGCAGGTTCTTCGTCAATCTCGCGTTTTGCTGCTTCAGCAATTAACGTTTCGTTTTCAGATAGAAACCTTTCTAGCGCAATTTCTAAATCTTCTTCAACAGATTCCTCTGTTAAATAGTTAGTAGCTTCGATTCTTTGCTGTTCGCGTATCAACCATAAGGCTGAAGCGTAAGACGCAAGTTTAGTTTGTCCGCCTGGTAGTTTGCCGAGAAGCTTTTTCATATTCAATATCATTTGGTCAAAAATACCAAACGCAGATTTCTGACTATTCTTTACGAAGTCTTTACGTTTGATTAGGAGATTTCCCTTCTCATCAATAATTCCTTCCTTATATGCTTCCCACTTCTCAAACGGCGTAACTAGCCGCTTTATGAAATTGAAAACTAGAAATAGATCTACTATCATTTAAATTTCCCTAAGCCTTGTTGCGATAAACATATCCCCATTAATTGAGTCTGCGTTTACCACCATATCATCGTATACTAACAGTTCTGGCATATAATTCAAATATAGTACGAATGGTTTTAAATATTCGTGATACTCATGTAATCTCATGAATAACATATTTGTTGCCTGCGGACCAAACACATTGAATATAACAATGAGATGGTTTAGAATTAACCTTTCCTTCAGATCTCCATCTTGTCTATATCGACTAAAGAGTTTACGGAGATATTGAAATCTCTTAATATCCTCTTCGAACTCTGACATCTCAGTACACTGAGGGTTGTCATAGTGTTTCATCGCGTATAGCAGAAAGGTTGATTCAGTCAAATTCATAACAATAAAGGCAATCTTTTTAGATTAAGCGTCAGCTACAACTGTATCGTCACCTGTACCATCAACACCTAAGTCACCAGCAGCAACTGCTGTAACTTTCATTGGTACTAGACATTCAGCTTTGTGTCTTCCACCTGCTGTATGATATAACCACCAGCCTGGTCCTTTAAGACCTTTTGCTCTGTTAGCTGCTACGGCTGCTTCTGTCAAGTCAACAAATACTGCGTTGTCTTCATCATTAGACTTATTAGTATTTCCTGCTGCGGTTTCGAGCCACTTTGGTACGCTTACTGCAGCGTCTGTTTTTCCCCATAGTGCCATTGTTATTCTCCTATTATTTTATTATTTTAAAACTTTATAAAGTTCATTAACTAAATCGGCTTTCTTTTTTCCTTTGTCGAGTTCAATACCTGCTTTACGACCAGCTTCTTCAAGTCCAGCTTTTGTTAGTTTACCTAACGCAGCTTTAGTAACTTGAGGACCTTTTGCAGTAGCAGCCTTCTTTGGCTCCTTCACTGTGTCTACTTTAGCAGGAGTGACTTCGTCTTTAGAAAAAAAGCCTTTAATACATTCAATCAAAAACATAATTTACTCCTATAATATAATGGATTAACCGCCGCAATTGCTAGCAGCTAAATCCTTTTTCTTTGCTGGCTTGATAGAATCCTGAGCTTCAGTACCCTCAGCCTTTTCGTTGTCTCCCTTCCAGTTTGCATCAACGTAATCAAAGAATTTCTTCTTCGCTGCGTCGTCTTCTAGCTCTGCTGGTGATTCGACTCCAAACTTTTTAAGCGCCTTT